TGCCGGATTCGGTCTTTTCTCGTCCTGAACATTGTGGATAGCATCGTTGATGGTTGTTAGGGCTTCTTGCATATTTTGGGCCATATGTTATTTCCCTACGTGATAGCTGGTATCGATTAGCTCAGGCATCTTGGTGGCGAACATGACTTTGTTCGCAGGCAAGATAGCGCAATCGATTTTGTTAATGGTGAGGAGGGATGCGTCATGCCTCCAATAGACGACCCATTCACCAACCGCACAGAGTGGGCCTGAAGGGTAGTAGTCTATATCGTCGTAGGAATGAGGTCCTATACTGAGAACACGTCCAATCCGGTTATCGAATTTTGAGCTATCGATAACCGATGAAGGCATGATGATGCCACCCCGTGTGACTTCCTCGACCTTATAGATCTGAAGGAGAAGTGTTCTGCTTCGAAGGTCTACGAGGTCTGAGAGGTGATCAACGTCGAGGGCTTGTTTAATAAGTTCGTCTTGATTCATGATGGGAGTCTTTGGCTTCCTAAATAAATTAAACATTGTACTCAGCATCGAAGATTTCAGGTGTTACACCTGGAACGTTTGCTTTTAGGGGCATTTCGGGTTGTAGGGGGGCTTGAGGCATGCCTTGTGAGGGCTCGTCTCTATCTCCGCTTACGTATTTCTTCCAAAGGTCTTGCGCCGAGTCTGCTGCTACTCTGAGGCCTTGGATAACGCCAATACCGTGGTGATATTTACCGACTTGTTCGTGGAGAATAGTATTGAGAGGGACGGCTACATCGTTTAGCTTGGTTTGTAGATCATCCATTAAGTCGTCTACGAATTTCTTTAGAATCATTTGCAATTCCTATGTATAGGTTAAGTATACATAGTATTGCGATACGGGGCAAACCGTGTCAACTAAAAATTAAGTATAGGCAATAAAAAAGGGGATGCTTTCCAGTCATCCCCTAGTTTAGATATAATTACAGAATATTTAATATTGATTTTTGCGCGTTTTACCTACACCACCAGCAGCGCGTTTCATTGCACCGCCTTCTTTGTAACCGCCATAACCGCCACCATAACTCTGCTGTCCATAATCTTCTTGTCCACCATATCCACCGCCGTAGCCTTGGCTCTGTTGTCCGTATCCCTGCTGTGGTTGCTGATAACTCTGTTGACCATATCCGCCGCCGGAGCCTTGGCTTTGGCCTTGTTGACCATAACCCTGCTGTGGTTGTCCCTGATAAAGTGTCCCGTCTCGACGCCGTTTCTTATAATCTTTAAAGCTCATCCCCATATTAAGAGCTTCCTCTTTCTTCTGGCGCCGTCTATCCATTGCCCCCTGAATACCGCCGATTACTGCTGGTAAAACTGCTGGTAAAGCAGCGGATAATCCTTCTGCCATCATAAGGCCACCGCCGAATTTATGTTGTATCCCGTCATTTCTTCCGGAATTCATCAATACATCTTTGGCTTTGTTCTTGCCAATGAAAGAGGATAAAGGCTTATCTTCAGCGAACTTTGATGTTTCACCTGGATATTTATTAACCATTTTATTGCCTTCCTCTGAACGCATCGTCGACACCTTGCGCGCCTGATCTTATAGCGTTGCCTACATTCTGAGCGCGTGATCTCATAGCACTTCCTACATTCTGAGCGCGTGTATTCATGGCGTTGGCTGTATTCCTTGCACGGTCCATAGCGGCGCCAGGCATGCCTTGCGCAACGCCGATCATCCTATCTGCATTCTGTAAAGCTGTAATAGCTCCACCCAATGCTCTTTTAATGCGAGCATGATGAGAAGCATGTGTGCTACCTTTTGCGGCATGGCCGCCCTTACTATATTGTGAAGGCGTATAACCACCGCCACCAGGGCTCGATGCTCTGGGTGCTCTAGCTCCTGTCATTTCTCCGCCCATAGCTTTGCGGCATTTTTGTTGGCTGCCGACACTTCCGCCACGCTTATGGGACTCCATAAGGACGCGTTCAGCGGGATTCTTTGTTAAAGAGCGTGAAAGAGATTGCTCTCTCTTGCCCATAGAGACTTTCGATCCTGTCTCTCCAATGTATTTGTTACCCATGTTTTTTAACTCCATTATTGTTTTGTGCACTGTTAAGCAAGATTGTTGGTGCATCGTTTTTGGGTGGTACATTTTTAATCGCCCTTTTTAATTGAGGTTCGATCATATGGTTATAGGCTTTCAATGAAGCCGTATTATTTAGGTAGTGGTTTACTACATTATTCATGAACGCTATTCCTTGAGTCCCAAATCTTACTGCTTTATATTATTGCACAAATTGCGACTATATTTAATATCAATTATTCCGATACTTGTCACGACAAGTCAAATCCAGTTTTTTTATTCATGAATTCTTGTTCTTTCAAGAATAGTTCTTGCTCCTTTTGCATCTGCTGCATGTTCATCTTGTACTGATCTATCTCTAACTTCATTCGGTCCATTTGATTCTTATGGTCCATCTCTTGCTGCTTTTGCATAAGCTCCGCCTGTCTAAGCTCGAAGTTATGCTGCATTTTCTGCATCTCCAATTGATTCTTAGCTTCGTTCGCCTTAGCCGTTTCTTGGATCCCCATAGCCTTTACCTCAACATCCTTCATCATGACGGCCGCAGGGTCTATAGGTTGTGGCTGCTGTTCTTGCTGTTGCTGTTGTCGTTGTTGAATCTGCTGAGCCGCCGCCATGGCAATCTGGTTCTGCATCTCAGGAGGGATTTGCGATGGGTCTTCGGGCATCTGGAATTGAAGAGCCTGTTGCATTTGGATTAGATACTTTAAGGCCATATGTTCTTGAATATGAGCTTGAAGTGTCTGCGCCAATTGAGGATTCGATTGAGCTATTGCAGGGTCTTGGAGTATCTGCCCATGCACAGCCATATGAGAATCATGATCTTGATCAAGGCCTGCCTTTAATGGCTTTCCTGTCATTGCATTCTGATTCTCTGAGATGGGGTCAAGTGGTTTTGCGTCCTCTGGGGCAGGCAGCAAAATGCTATCTATGTCAGGCACCTTAAGCGCTTCATAGAACTTCTTAACAACCTCACGCATATTGTGAAGCTCTGGATGTTCATTGGCTGTTCTGCTGATGGCTTCCCAAGTTATCAATCTTTGTGTAGAATTACTTAGATTTGGATCTGAAACAGGGACGATGTTCAATTGATCAGAAAAGTCAGAACGCATAACAGCGGTTTGTTCTCCGACTACATTAAATGGGTACGGAGAATCAGGAAGACACTTACTAAAGAGTTTAAAAAGGAGCTTAAATTCGTTTCTAAACGCCTGGTGTAATCGCCTAATAATGCTGCTCTGGACCTTATGTGATTGCTCTAGCAACGCTAGGGTTGTTCCTACGGGCGCATTAGGATTGAAATCTGCTAATGGCGCGTCGCCTGCTGCTGCCAACTTTAAAACGCTATCTTCTAATTTCTCATACAGGTTATAAAGCGTTGCAGATGGCTCTTTGTACGGCATCATCATTACAGCCTGATCAATAGGTAACCCACCCGTCTCGACTTCAATAAACTCTGTTGGCCCTACTCTTAGGTTATTGTCTGTTAATCTCATCCCTTTTGTTCGTAAACCACCTGGGAAGTTTGAAAGCATTCCAGCGTCCATGATCTGTCGAAGTAGGATAGTCGCAGCTTTTGCAGATCCCCCTGCTATATGCGCCAATCCATAGCCATAGAACCCCAGCCCTGTTAAGAACAACAGATGAGTAAAGTGGTTGATTTTCTTGTAGTGTGGATCGTTTTCTTCCCAGTTCCTATATATAGATAGGACCTTGCGGCTTTTCACGTCTAGCGTGACGATATAGGGCAATGGGATGCCTGTATCTTCCCCGTTCTCGTCCTTATGTTCTATTCCAGGGATATCTAGATCGCAGTGACATTCATAAAGCTCGTATTCGTCATTGTATTCAAAGTTAGAAGGCTCAATACCACTGATCTTGTTGATCTGCTCTTCGATTGGTGATTGATCGGACATGATATCATCTTGAGGATGGATCATAATGTCACGATACATCCCAGATGCCTGCCGGATCTTTATCTCGCGCTTGGTTAGGTGGATAATCTCTGTCGCTCTAGTCGCAGTATTAAGGGAAGAAGCACCGTAATTAACAACGAAGTCTTGAGGCTTTATAAAAAGAGATGTTGGTCGGTTTAGAACGGGGTCAAAGTACGTCTTCTTAAAGACTGAACCATAAAGGCCGCACCACATTAATGCTTGTTCAGTATCGGTATAGTATTCTTCTGCTATCTCTGTAAGGAAGTAGTTCATCCATTTCTGGACACGATCAGACTGATCTTCTATCTGTGTATTGCTGTTCCCAACGATGGATATCTTAACAGGGCCTTGGGGAGGTAAGAGCTCGCTACGCGCCGTTGCTACGAATGATAACAACGATTGCATGAAGGCGGAGGAATAGATGTTTGAAGCGTCCTTAAATGGAAACTCTTTCTTCTCAGTCTTAAGGCCTAACTGCTCAATGCCTTCCTTAAGCATGTTTTCCCATTCAGAGCGGGAATCAATATCGTCTTCAATTGAGTCGAGAAGAGTAGCGGCGATGGTTGCCATCTGCATTTCTTCTAGGACGGTTGCTAAGTTCTCTTGGTGCGTTCCTTCGAATGGTTTCCCATAACTTGGCTGGAAGTCAACGATAGCGCCCCCATCGGGCGTTTGCATAACCTGAGCGCCATTAACCATCTCTGGTCCGTCTGGACCCTGTGAGAAATCGAATTCTTGTGGTTCTTCTTGTGTGTTCTGACGATTCAAGTAAGTATACTCTGTGGTGATTAGAATACATTTACAATAACAGAATGTTGATTAACTAAACAAGAGAATGAATACTTATCCATATCATCAAGATGACGTAGATTGCTGTCACCGCATATAAGCCGAAGATCTTAATGTTAGTTATTGTGCGTTGCCGATGTATCTCATCTCGGATAGCTGCTTGTCTAGGACCATATTTATCTAGAACTTTATCTGCTCCAAAATAGCTATAGACAATCTGTTCTTGATGATTTAGATACCGCGTTGGATAATAATCTTCAACGGCATTCAGTGTTTTGTCTATACAATCATTATTGCTCATTGATCTCTCTTCGTAGCTCTTCTATTTTTCGCTCAATCTTAGAGTTTATTAGCTTGTTCATATGATACCCAAATAAACCAATCAGTATTATTGCGGCAGCCGCCACCAGGATTAAAAATGATTGTAGTATAATTATCATAAGAAGTTCGCCTCTTTAAAATTAGCTAACGAACGAATTGTCAAGAAAATGTTCGTTAGCATGAGCTATAACTCCGTTACTTATGCATCAAGAATTTCGATAGCTGTCGTCA